CCACTCCACAGGGTGATGCGGTTCGGAAACAAATCCGTGACTATGCGAAATCTGTTGGATGGACTGACCAAGAACTCAGTTCCGTATATGACTCTCGTGCTGTGGTTTCTTTGTATAAAGCAATGAAGTATGAGCAACTTCAAAAGAGTAAGCCTGAGTTAACCAAGAAACTCCAAGCTGCTCCCAAGATGATGCGTTCTGGGACTTCAGCGCCTCCTACAAAGAACTCACAAGATAAACAGGTAATGCAACGTTTGCGTGAAACTGGAAAAGTCACTGACGCAGCCCGAGCATTTGAACGATTCTTTTAATTTTGGAGTTTTAAAATGGCTACATATCAAACGTATACCGCTATTGGTCAGCGTGAAGACCTCTCGGATGTTATCTATAACATCAGCCCCACCGACACCCCTTTCATGTCTTCCATTGGCAAGACAAAGGCTACTGCTGTTTACCACGAGTGGCAGACTGACTCTTTGGCTGCTGCATCTTTGTCAAACTACGCAGTTGAGGGTGCAACAGCATCTGACGCTACTATGTCTCCAACAACTCGTGTTGGTAACCGCACTCAGATCGCACAGAAAACTATCAAGATTTCTGGCACTTTGCAATCAGTTGACAAAGCTGGTCGTAAGTCTGAAAAGGCTTATCAGTTGGCTAAAGCCTCTGCTGAGATCAAGCGCGACATGGAAACATCTTTGTTGAGCAACCAAGTTGCCTCCAATGGTGATTCTTCTACTGCCCGTAAACTGGGTGGCCTGCAAGCATGGCTGGCAACCAACGGTGACTTCGGTACTGACGGCGTTGCTGGTTCTGGTGGTACTACTGCCCGTACAACCGGTACAGACCGCACTTTCACTGAAACAATCTTGAAGACTGTTATCAAAGAAGTTTACGCTTCCGGTGGCAATCCTAAAGTTTTGATGGTCAACCCTGCGCACAAGCAAACCGTGTCAGCTTTTGCTGGTATCGCTGCTCAGCGCTTCATGGCTCCTTCTAACGCTCCCACAACCATCATTGGTGCGGCTGACGTCTATTTGAGCGACTTCGGTACAGTTTCTGTTGTGCCTAACCGCTTCATGACATCTACCAACTCTTGCGCTGATGCTGCTTTTGTGATCGACCCTGACATGGCTGCTGTGTCTTACTTGCGTCCTTTCCAGACCAACGAATTGGCTGTAACTGGCGACAATGAGTCCACACAGTTGTTGGCTGAGTACACCTTAGAGGTGAAGAACGAAGCTGCTCACGGCATCGTAGCTGACATCAGCTAATCATTAAGTGACCCAAAAAGTGCCTCAGACTAACCCTCTGGGGCATTTTCTTTTCTAGTCAAACTGATAGAATTGCACTATGACAAACTTTAGACAAACTGCTGTTCATTCGGATGGTGATGGCGGCATCATCATTGAAACTCGCCAAGATATTTCAGGAATTCTTGAGCAGAATAAAAAGGAATACAACTCCTTTGATGAACGAGCAAGATGGTCTGATGATTTGCTAGGCAATAAGGTTGCATCTATCCCATTAACTGTGATTGATGACCTGAATAAACAAGGCATTATGCGTGGATTTGCTGTTCTTGATGACAAGCGATTTAAGGCATGGCTAAATGAACGAGATAACCGAGTTTTTAGAACTCGAACAGGAGTAGTATGAGCTTCTCAACATATTCTGAACTACAGACAACAATCGCAGGATATTTGGCTCGTTCTGACCTGACGACACAAATTCCAGACTTTATCCGCTTGGCAGAATTGCGTTTGCGTAGAGACTTGCGAATTCGTCAGATGCTTACATCAACAACACTGACCTGCACGTCTGGCACGGCAACAATCTCTATTCCATCTGATTTCTTGGAAGTAAAGGATTTTGTGGTTGCTGGTAATCCTGTGATGCCATTGAACTATGAATCTCCATCATTGTTCTCTCGTAACTCACGAAGCATGGATGCTGGAAAACCATTGGACTACACAGTATTGGCGACAACATTTAAGTTGGCTCCTATTCCTGATTCTGGTTACACATTGAATCTGGTTTACTCCGCTGCACCTACATTCTTGAGTGACTCAAACACTACAAACACATTCTTGACTGTTTGTCCTGATTTGCTTTTGTATGCGTCTTTGCTAGAGGCAGAGCCATATTTAATGAATGACGCCCGTATCAACACATGGGGAACTATGTTTGATCGTGCAATGGGTTCTCTGACTCGTTCAGACGAAAAAGGCCAATACTCAGGCGTCCCTTTGGCAATGCGTAACACCTACATCTAATATGCCTACACAAAGAATCACATTTGGCGAGTGGATGCCTGATCAGCCGGGCATTTCTGGTGCTTTGACAGAAGCAAAGAATGTCGTTTCTTCTGCTATTGGATACGGGCCTATTCCATCTGCTGTAGCGTTTTCAGGTTCTGCTACTGAGAATCTTTTATCTCTGTACGCCGCAAAGAATCCAGATAGCACAACTCAGTTGTTTACTGCTGGTTTCACCAAGGTTTATACCTGTGACGGTGTAGGCGCTTTGACTCAGGTTAACACTGGATACACAGCTAGTGAGCGTCCTCGCTTTACTCAGTTTGGCAAGCGTGTGATCTTTGCTAACAACGCTGAAAAACTCCAGTCATGGACTCTTGGCAGTTCTACGGCATTTGCAGATTTGTCTTCTGATTCGCCTATTGCCAAGTATGTAACTGTCGTTCGTGATTTTGTTGTTGCGGCCAATACTTATGAATCATCGGCACAACAGCAGTATCGAGTACGTTGGTCTGATCTGAACAACGAAACCAATTGGACAACATCTTCGACAAGCCAAGCAGATTATCAGGACATTCCTGACGGCGGACAGATTGTTGGCATCCGTGGTGGTGAATTTGGTTTGATCTTTCTTGAGCGAGCTATCCACCGCATGACGTACATTGGTACGCCTTTCATTTTCCAGTTTGACAATATCTCCCGTAACAAGGGATGTATGGTCGCCGGTTCAATCACTCAGTATCAAGGAACGACATTCTTCCTATCGGATGATGGTTTCTATATGTGTGATGGACAAAACGTCATTCCAATCGGTGCTGAGAAGGTTGATAAGTTCTTCCTGAACGACGCATCTGAATCTGATTACACATCCATGAGTGCGGCGGTAGACCCAATCCGCAAGCTGGTGTTGTGGAACTATGCTTCAACAAGTGGTGATCGTAAGCTGCTGGTTTACAACTTCTCAACAAAGAAATGGACTTACGGCGATGCAGGTACAGACTACATTGCTGAGGCATCTAGTGCTAACGTCACATTGGAGCAGTTAGATAGCATCAACACGTCTATTGACGCTTTAACGACTACGCTTGACTCTCGCTTGTATGTTGGCGGTAAGTACTTCCTTGGCGGCACTTTTGGTAATCAGATCATGACTTACACAGGTGCAAGCCTGAGTGCTGACATCCAAACTGGTGACATTGACCTTGGTGCAAACTCTGTTGTGACGCTTGGCCGCCCACAGGTGGATAATGGTTCTGCTGACGTTTCCGTGGCCTCTAGGACGCTTTTAAGCCAATCTGTATCGTTTGGTACGGCTGTGTCTGCTGACGCTGAGAATCGTTGTTCTTTGCGTTCTGCTGGTAGGTATCACAGGATTCGTGTCCAGCCTACTGGTGTGAACTGGGAAAACGCTGTAGCCGTTGATATTGATATTGTTGCTCAAGGTGTTCGATGACAAGCCAATTTAGAACGCTTCCTGTATTTGGCGGTGACCAACGTGGTGTCGCTGAGATTGTCAATGGCATTATGAATGGCAAGACCAACAATACAGGGACTGTTACTCTGGCGACGGGTAATGCTACGTCTACGACATTGACAGATCGAAGAATTGGCCCAGACAGTATTATTGTTTTTGTCCCATTTTCTGAGGCGGCTTATGAGGATTCTGCTCCTTATGGGGCTTTTCAGGACTTTACAGACCAAGCAATTGCCAGCACGACTACCGCTTATGCGATGACATTGAATACAACAGACTACGCCAATGGGGTGTATCTAAGTAACGGTGGCCGTATGAATGTCAGAAATTACGGCACTTACAACATTCAATGGTCTGGTCAGTTTCAAAATACTGATACAGCTATTCAAGACGTAACTGTTTGGCTTAGAAAAAATGGGTCGGATGTAGCTGGTTCTAGTGGGTTTGCTTCTATTCCCAACTCTCATGGTGGAACGGCTGGAACTGTTATTTTGGCTTGGAACTATTTAATTGAGTTGCAGGCTAATGATTATGTTGAATTAGCTTGGTCTGCTTCAAGCACACAAATATCAATGCAGACTTATCCGAGCCAAACAAGTCCAACAAGACCATCTACAGCTTCTTTGATTACGACTGTTAGCTATGTAGCGCCATTTGCGTCTTCTAGCATATACACAACTGAGCAAGGGCAAGGAACTGCAACCATAAAGCATTACGCAAATTCAACTGCTGATAAGACTTATCGGTATGCAATTATTGGTTGATTTTAATAATTTATGTATAATGGATTCCGTGGATGACCCGCTATGGAATCCGAAACTCTAGGAGTAAAACATGGCGACTACTACCACATCATCGATTGACCCAACAATCCAACCATATCTAGGTTATGGATTGCAACAAGCACAGCAGTTGTATCAGGCTGGTGGCCCACAATATTACGGTGGCCCTACATTTGTAAGCCCATCTACTACGACTCAGACCGGCTTACAGGCTCTGGAGGCTCGTGCTTCATTAGGCAACCCTTTACTCCAGTCTGCTCAGAATCAGCTTCAAAGCACTGTTTCTGGCAACTTCTTGGGTGGCAATCCATTCTTCCAAGGTGCATTCCAACCTGCTGCTAAGGCGGCTGAGAGCCAATTTCAACAGACTATTGGCGATATTGCATCTAAGTCTAGCTTGGCTGGGCGTTACGGCTCAGGCGCTATGGGTTCATTGCAAGACCGAGCCACTGGTCAATTTGGTCAGCAATTGGCTAATACTGCTGGTCAATTGGCTTACCAGAACTACGAAGCAGAACGTCAGCGTCAGCAGCAAGCATTGGGCATGGCTCCTACGATGGCAGGCGCTGATTACCAAGACATTCAGGCTATGTTGCAAGCTGGTCAGGCTCAAGAGGGCTATACCGGCGCACAACAGCAAGCAGACATTACTAAATTCAACTTCTTGCAAAACCAACCGCAACAGAACTTGCAGAACTATCTATCTCTGGTCTATGGCAACCCAATGGGTAAAGTTGGCTCGCAAACTACTAGCGGTACGGCAGATACATCTACCTTGCAGAACTTGCTTGGCATGGCCGCCGTTGGTGGTGGTTTGTATAAGAATCTAGGCGGCACTTGGTTGAACAACATGAATTGGGGTTCTAGCCCAGTTGGTACATGGGGTAATGCTGACGCAAATGCAGTGCTTGACCCATATTTCACAGTAGGGTAAATCATGGCTGGACTATTAGACATTTTCGGTACTAGCGGTGCAGACACAATGGGTTTGCTCGGTATGTCTCAAGGTGACATTTCACGAAACCGTGACGATGCACAAGCACAAGCCTTATACGCACTAGCAGGACGATTGTTCCAAGGTGGCAACACAGGCGCTTCTATTGCACAAGGTTTACAACAAGGTCAGCAGGCTTACAAACAAGCCATGCAAGGCAATGTTCAAGAGCAATTGCAGAATGTCCAATTGATGGACATGATTCGCAAGCGTAAGCAAGAGCAAGCGGCTTTAGCTGAACAACAGCGTGTTCAAGGTGTTATCCAAGGTGCTGTAACCAAGCCTCAAGAGATTTATGGCGAGGATATGATGGGTCAGCGAGTAGGTGAAGGAATGACTGCGCCTAGATTTGATTTGCAACGAGCAATGCCTCAATTGATTGGCTCTCCAGAAGGTCGTAAGACTTTGGGTGAGTTGATTGCGGCACAAAAGGCTATGGCAGGTGAAACCTTCAAACTTGGGGAAGGAGAAAAGCAGTATCAGCGTGACACATTTACAGGTCAAGTTAAAGAAGTTGCTTCTGGCGCACAAAAGCAAATTACTTTGAAAGAGGTTGATTTGGGTAGCCATGTTGCATTGCTTGACCCTCGCACTGGTGCTCAAGTTGCTAGGTTTCCTAAAGGTCGTGCGCCTGAAGGACCGGCTTCTTTGCAATTTGTTGAGACTGAACAAGGTATTGCAACATTTAATCCTAAAACTGGCGATATAAAGCCATTTATGCAAGATGGTCAGCAACTTAAAGGCAAGAACACCGGCCAATTAACAGAATCTCAAGGTAATGCTGTTGCATACGGCATGCGCATGAGTGAGGCCAATCAAATTCTCACGCCTTTGGAAAATGCAGGTTTAAAAGATACTGGAATGCTTCGCGCTGGCGTAAGCGGAACTCTTGGTGCAGTCCCATTGATTGGTGATGCTTTGGCTAAAGGTTCTGATAACGTATTTAATAGCTTGCCATCTATCCTTGGTGGACTTAGTGAAAATCAGCAAAAAGTTGTTCAGGCTAGAACTAACTTTATTACTGCTGTTTTGCGTAAAGAGTCTGGCGCTTCTATTTCTCCATCTGAGTATGCAACGGCTGAGAAAATTTACTTCCCAGCACCCGGAGACTCAAAAACTGTCATAGAGCAAAAACAACAGGCTCGTGATACCGCAATCAGGGCCATGAAACTACAAGCTGGAAAAGGCTCGGAGTTTATTGGCAAAGGCAGTACTACTTCGTCGGGATGGTAAATGGCTGATATTACAGTTGAATTTTTCGACGGGACATCACATGTTTATCGTGGTGCGCCTGACTCCGCAACTCAAGAAGATGTAATTGCCAGAGCATCAAAAGATTTCCAGGGCAAAAAAATTAAGCATCTTGATCGTGTTGCAAGTACTGCTGTAAGCCAAATTCCTGTTGAAGCCGGCGCAAACACTGCTCCAACAATTGAGCCTGAACAAACTATTGCAGACAAGATTCGTGGATTTGTTGAAACACCAGTGGCTCTCGCTGCAAATCTTGCAACAGGCCCATTAACTTACCTTTCGGGCGCTGTTAGTCCAGAATTCCAGCGTACTGTTGCAAAAAATATCCAATATCAGCCTCGAACTCAAATGGCTCAAGACGTATTGGAAAATGTTGGACGCGGGATTGAGGCTACAAAAGTTCCTCCATTTATGCCCGGTGCTTTAACGTTTCAGCCAATGGTGTCAGATTTGACAACGCAAGCAAGAACTTTAGGAACTGCACAAGCGGCAAAAGTTCCTATGCGTGTAAGCGATGTTATTAGCGCAATTAGCAATGAAAAACCTGAGCAACAAATGGTCGGCATGGGTGCTGCTGAAACCGGCAAAGCATTGGAGCGAAAAGTAAGAGCACAAGAGTTGCGCGTCCCAGTTGAGTTAACAAAAGGTCAGGCGACAAGAGACCCCGGCACACAGCGTTTTGAGATTGAAACGGCAAAAACATATCCTGAAACTGCTGGCTCTCCTTTATTGCAACGTCAAATTGAAACTAATCAAAATATATTGAAAAATTTTGATGCGTACACACTTGAAACCGGCGCAGAAATGTCTGGGTTGTTGCGTCCAGTTGGGAAAATTGTTGATTCTGCTTTGGTTAAACAAGCAAATGAAGCAATGGATAAGGTTAATGTTGCGTACAAAAATGCAAGGGCTTCTGGCGAAACAAAAGCGCTTGTTCCTTACGAAGGCATTATTACTTATATTGATGAACAAGGCCCAACAGTCAAAGAAAAATTGGCTCCTATTCTTGGTGCTGTTGAAGACCAGTTGAAAAAGAATGACCCAAGCGGGGCTGGTTTGGTTTCTATTGATTCGCTTGAAGACGTATATCAGTTTATTGGCAAGAATGCTCAAGAAGGAACGCCGAACGCTGTGCATGCAAGAGTTTTAAAGAACACCATTAACCAAGCGACAGAAGGTGCTGGCGGTGAGCTTTACAAAAAGGCTCGCCAAATGCGCGTCCAATATGCGCGTCAATTTGAAAATGCTGCATCTGTTGATAAATTGTTGCGCAATAAGCCCGGCACAACAGATCGTGCCGTAGCCTTTGAAGACGTGTTTGAGCACGCAATTCTTAAAGGTAGTTTTGACGATACTCGTAATATTGCTTTGCTACTGAAAAAAGGTGGAGATCAGGGGCAGCAAGCGTGGAAAGAACTTCAAGGACAAACACTTGAGTACATCAAAGATCAAGCAACAAAAAATATTCAACGTGATGCTAGTGGTCGACCAATTCCATCGCCAGCAGCAATGAATAAAGTTGTTCGTGATTTAGATGCAGATGGTAAATTAGATTATATTTTTGGCAAAAAAGGTGCAGACGAAATTAGAAATTTGCGTGATGTAATCATGAATGTTTATAGTCCAGTACAAGGAACTGTAAACTACTCAAACACATCAAGCGCACTAATAAACGCGTTGCAAAACATTAACAAATCGCCTTTGTCTAAAATACCGGGTGTAGGCGCTGCAACAAGATACGCAGAAGAATCAGCACAACAAAAAGCGTTGCGCAAATTGGTTGACGAATCGCTGAAGTATCAGCCTTAAACGAATAGAGGACAACATGGCGAAGACAAAAATCTCGGAATACAGCAGTACCGCTAATAGCAATACTGACATTAACAGCATTAACCTAGCAGAGGGCATGGCTCCCTCATTAGTTAACAATGCTATTCGTCAGTTAATGGCGCAACTTAAAGACTTCCAAGCAGGTTCTGCTGGTGATAGTTTGACAGTTGGTGGCAACTTATCTGTTACTGGTACATCTACACTGACAGGCGCTATTACCGCTACGGCTGGTATGACAGGCCCTATCACTACATCGTCTGCCGCTATCTCTGGCGGTACGATCAACGGTGCTGTAATTGGTGGCGTAACCCCACAAGCCATCACAGGAACGACTGTAACGGCCTCTACAGGCTTTGTAGGCGCTTTAACAGGCAATGTCACTGGTAACGTAACAGGAAACACTGCTGGCGTTCATACAGGCGCTGTAACAGGTAACGTCACTGGCAATCTGACAGGAAACGTAACAGCCTCAACAGGTACGTCAACATTTAACAATGTCCAGATTGATGGCACATTGGATATGTCTTCAGGTACTGTAGGAACAATCACAGGATTGGCTACTCCTACTAACTCAACCGATGCGGCCACCAAGGGTTATGTAGATACTGCTGATGCTTTGAAGCTGAATCTGTCTGGCGGCACTATGTCTGGCAACATCGCTATGGGGACAAACAAGATCACTGGTCTTGGCACTCCTACAGGTGATGCAGACGCAGTTACTAAGTCTTATGTAGACGCTATTGCCCAAGGTATTGATGCAAAAGCCTCTGTGGTTGCGGCTACGACTGCAAATATCACTTTGTCTGGCACACAGACTATTGACGGTGTATCGGTTGCGGCAAACGATCGAGTGCTGGTTAAAGATCAGACTACGACTTCACAGAACGGCATTTACATTGCTTCTGCTAGTTCATGGACACGCTCAACAGACGCGGATGCTTGGACAGAGTTGGTCGCCGCTTATACATTCGTTGAGGGTGGAACAACTAACGGCTCTAACGGTTACTTTTGTACGGTAGCGGCAGGTGGTACTTTAGGTACTACAGCGGTTACTTGGACTCAATTCTCTGGTGCTGGTCAGATCACTGCTGGCGCTGGTTTAGTCAAGTCTGGCAACACTTTGGATGTTGGCACAGCGTCATCTAGCCGTATTGTTGTTAACTCAGACAATATCGACTTGGCTATTACTGGTGTAACAGCAAGCACATACAAGTCTGTAACTGTTGACGCTTATGGCCGTATTACAAACGGTACAAACCCAACGACAATCTCAGGTTTTGGCATCACAGACGCTTACACAAAGACTGAGGTAGATACGACTACTAACGCTTTGTTGCCTAAAGCTGGTGGAACAATGACGGGTAACATCGTCATGGGCACTAACAAGGTAACGTCTACTGCTACACCTACGACAGACGATGACCTTACTCGCAAGGCTTATGTTGATGGCATCTTAGGAAGCGCAACAAGTGCGGCTACGAGTGCTGCTGCGGCTGCTACTAGCGCTACCAATGCCGCTACAAGCGCTACAAACGCCTCTACAAGCGAAGGAAATGCGGCGGCTAGTGCTACGAGTGCGGCGGCTTCTTTTGATTCGTT